AGGACGACCCGCAGCCGTCTTGCAGTCCTTGTTTTGCAGTGCATCCTCCAATTGGGGGCGAAACATCTCAAAGTCTATCAGCTTTTCCAAGTCTTCCAATGGATTGCCCAACTCTGACAGTGCCCATATCGTGAGATCTTCTTCGAACAGGCTTTCTTCTTTCTGTTTGCGATATCGTGCCATCTTTTTGTGCTTTTTGTTTATCCGGGTGCAAAGGTACAAAAAATCCACGACGTATACAAGTATTTTATTGATTATTAACAAGTTAATTCATAGAACACCCCTTTATTGTTTGAGGGGAAAAAGGCTAGGAGAAATGTCCTAGCTGTGATGGAGTATGAATAAAGTTACTCCGAATATCTGGGCGATAAGCTCTTGTATGTGTCGAAATTGTCTGCTGATGTCGGATATGTTATTGTGTCGATGAAATATGGCAGATTGTCGATGTCATGGAGGATATTGTTGGGGAGGGCATCAAAAATGTCGTACTCACCGTTAGTGAAATATTCTCCATCTTCTTGGGGCATGAAACCTTGCAAGACCAAGGCACCTGTAATTTCCTCGATAGTTGCTTCTCTATCAGCACGAATAAAGGGTTGGGAAAGAACGGCACAAATATTGCCATCCCTGTTTTCTGCAAAGCCGATTAAAGAGTAAGGACATCCTGGAAATAACATGTTATGCGCTTTTATTCTATCGAAGAAAGGGGTAAGGTTGTCGTCTGAATAGCGAAAGTCGTTCAGCTTGCAAACCATTTCGTTTCGCGAGTCCACATAGACTTCGTTTCCCGAACCACGGTCGGAAAACTCCCCAAGTGTAGATGTGTCGTCAATCCATACGCCGTTGTCGATGGCGGACTTCTTCAGATTGTTGATTTGGATTCCCTTGCAATACGTTGTTCCCGCAGTCTCTTGAATTGCTCCAAGTACTCTTCGGGCTTCATCGGATGCTCTTTCCGGTAGGCTATTGATGCCTTTTGTGCCGCTATTGTCCTGCGACGATATTCTGTCACTTTCATATTCCATCTCGTTTTTGTTTGCAAATTTAAATGATTTATCTCAATCCGCCAAACTTTTCGGCGATTATTTTCGTGTGAAGGCAAGGCTTTTGCCTTTTGCGCCCTCACCTTCATTCGGTCTGCTTCCTATTGCCTTCACCATAACTTATTGATATTTTATGGTTATGGTGAAGGATGCCGCTATGTGAAGGCAATGCTTAATTTGGAATGGTCATCTGTGAAGGCTGTTATATTATAGAGGTGGATTTTTTGCAATTACAGGTGGAAAAAGTGCAAAATGAGGTGGAAAAAGTGCAAAATGCCCTGTAAAGGCATTGTATAGACATTCCTTCACAATGCGTTTTCCGAAATATGCCTTCACTGTAATAGCTTGATAATCAATGATGTTAGCGTGAAGGCATTATGACGTAAAGGCTATGAAAGAAGAGCGCAGCCGACACAGGATGCCTCGCTCGATGCTGTGGAAACTTTATCTATCGCAGATGCAGCGCATACACTAACTAAAACCCCTAAGGCGTTTTGGAAAATCTCTTAGAGATTTTTCCGAAACCTCCTATATATTTCTTCGAGTTATTATCCACCAACGAAAAAGCATAGCTCCGCAGGTCAAAAAGCTATCCTTTTTGGGGTAAAAAGCTATGCTTTTTGGATGGCGGATAATAACTTTGACTTTACCTGATTTTACTAGACACTTTTTTGCTACATTAACGGAACCAGTAGATACCTTTTGTTTTGCCATGCTGATTCGATAGACACAAGTAGTGAAGCCATGCTGATTCGATAGACACAAGTAGTGAAGCCATGCTGTTTTTGTAGACGCTGCCACAAAGCTGGACATGCATGAACCCATGACGTAGTCGCGCCCATACATGTCTATCACCATCAGCCACAGCTTGTATGCGCCTATGCCTTGGTCTTCATCGCGTATGTCCCTGACGCTCTTGACTATCTGTCGCTCACGCTCGACCTCTTTCTCGATGTCCGCCTTCGACTGGTAGAAGGCTTGGCGGCAATGGCCAAATAGCCGGCAGGCAAGGCTAACCTTGAGGCTTTCCTTGCTGACCAGTTCCGTCGCTACTTGACCCAGACTTTTTTCTTATCTGGATGTCGAAATACTCCTCCGCCTTGTCTATCATCATGTCGCGGACTCGTGTCTCCAGACGGGAGAACTCCAATGCCTTCTCCAATTCCTTGATGCGCTTCTTCCGCGCATCGATTTCCTTGCGGTAATCTTCCTTGCTTCGGTTCGCCATAATTTCTTCATTAGGTAATTCCGCCTGCAAAGGTACGCTTTTTTCTTCTGGATCGTAACGGCGAAGCCAACAATTTAATAAGGTGATGTTGCAGATTCCGTGAGTCTTAACAAAATGACTCTTGCTCATACCTGACTCATGGTACTCCCGAAGAAGACGCAACCTGTCTTCTTCGGAATACTTTTTCTTGTCTGTTCTCATTCTTTTTTTACACATTTTTATTGTTTATAAATGTGTCTACCTATATCAGTATAAGTCACAGTGCCCTTAGGTTCTTTAGGTGCCCGAAGTATCCATTGACGCTCATGGTCTTGGAGCAGTATGCCGTAAAGGAGCTGAGCCATTTCACGTCCACATCCTCTATCGTGGCTTTGGCATCAAACACCTTGACTTTCCTTATGATGTTCCAGTAGGACTCCTTGGTTCTGCCCTTCTTGGTGTTGGCAAACTCTACAAGGCAGTCCGTCACTTTCATGGATGTTTCGGTAGCTTCCGTACCCTTGTTGTTCACTATGGCATCTATCTTACCTCTAAGGGTGGTATGGTCATGTTCTGTCAGTATTATGGCGTTCACTTTTGCCAGTATCTCCGTAATCCTTATGTTCTTTTCCCTGCACTGCCTGTCCTTCCTGGATACCTTGTCTTCCGAGAGATAGGAAGCATCCTTAACGCATATGTCGGTAAGGAACCTCATCCTTATGCTGCTGTCCCTTACATACAGTACTATGGGAAATCCCTGTGCTGTTCTCCTGTCTGTCCTTACTGTGAATGACGCTTTCATTGCCTTGTCTTGGTGGTAAACTGGTGGTGAAAATGATGTTTTTGCCACCAAAACAGGCATTGTCTTGCTTACTGTGAATTTCTGCAACTTGTTGATTATAAGGGTGATTCCGCAGGAGACACCCGAGCAAAAGGCGGCACGTGAGAAGAGGGAAAAGACGCAGCGCATGATAGCCGCAATCACCGACGGACTTGTCGGCATCAGCAACATAGCAGGGGCAATGGGAGGAGCGACACCAGTCAAGCAGACTCCCATCAGCATCGCAGTCGGTCAGAACGCAGACAAGCTAAGGGCAGTCCGTGACGCCAACCGGAAGCAATACGAGGCGGCACGGCAATATGCGCTCAAACTGCAACAGGCGCAAGATGCAGACCAAGCCGACAAGGAGGCGGAAGCATTCAAGGGCAGACGAGACGCACTAGCCAAGTCGGGCGGTCTCTTCGGTATTGTCGCCCAACGAAAGGCGGCAAGGCAAAAGGCTAAGGATGATGCGGACTACAAGAAAGGCAGGGCGAAAGCCGAAGATGAATATCGTGCAGGACAGTTGGCTCTAGGCAGGCAACGGAATGCACTGGCAGCACAGAGAAATGCCATATCGGCGGCGAAAGGTAGCGGCAGCGGCGGACGCGAGGGTAAATACACCATTCGCCTGCACGACCAGTCCATCCACGAGTACGATAGTTCAAGAATAGGAGCAATCACCGCTCTTGCTCCCGTGATGAAGGAGAAAGCATTGGCGGCATCAAAGCGTTACCAAGACCAAGCCGACTCAATACAGGCAAGGCTCGGCGCCAAAGCACTAAAAGACCCAACCTATCGGCAACTTTCAAGGAAAGCAGACCATTACGAAGACATCGCTAAGCAGTTGACGGACAAAGCCAACACCAAGGAGACTATGGCTGCAATCGTGGCTGCTAACGCATGGGACTTCCCATCAATGGACGCAAAAGTCCGAGAGGCTATCAACATAAGTGCGCCAGTGAAGACCACCACAAAGAAAAAGGTTGCAGGCTTCGGCTCCCCATCCAAGACAAAGAAGAAAATCAATGGTTTCGGAACAAAATAAAGACAATAGAACATGGCACAAGACAATATAAAGAACCTCTACGAGGCACTCAAAGACGATTACGACCTCGGAACTGAGCAGGACTTCCGCAAGTCGCTCGGCAACAAGGACGCTCGTCACGCCCTCTACGACACCATCAAGGACGATTACGAACTGGGCAGTGAGGACGATTTCAACAACTCTCTGGGCATACAGACTGCTACAACGGCGCAGCCAACCGCCAACCCTGCACCATCAGCCGCCACGCAGCAGGGAAACACCCAAGCAGGGGCGGCAGCACGGCAAGTGGTGGACGAGTACAACAAGAGCGTCAAGCAGGCAGAAGCACCTGTTGACCACTATAAGCAGAGCGTAGAAAGGACATCGTATGTGATTGACCCAAAATATAAGAACGTGGTAATGGCAGCCCCCACAGAAGAGCAACTGAAGAAATATCCATCGCTACGCAAGGACGAGGCTATCATGTGGAATACCGACACAGGCGAGCCGCTAATGACCTATACCGACGAGAACGGCAAGGCTATCAGCGTAAACGATGCATACGTGCGCAATGCCAAAGCGATGATGACAGGCGACGATAGCCAAAAGGCACACGCAGAGCCTGCATCCCTCGAACTTCCCGAAGATGTCGTGGCAACGGCACCAAGAACCGTTCCTGGTGGACTAGACCAAATGACAGATAACTATCTCACTTCTCAATATGGAGAGAAATGGAGATACAAGCAATATACCGATGCCGATGGCAATCAAATAAGTGCCGAAGACCTTGCAAATCAGTACAAGCAGGCATTTTACGACAATCTCAACGACAGTATGCGTAAGGCGAGAATAGCCCTTGCCAGTGGCAGCGTTGACCCCGACAAGTTGATGAAACAAATGAACGACCAGTGGGGCAACGTTATCCATCCGCAGGACATGGAAAGATACCTCACCGACAAGGAAGCCACACAGCAAGACTTGCATAACTACGCCGTTGAGCAGTTGGAGCGTGCCTATGCGGAGCGCAACCTTATAAGGGAGCAAATGGACAAGAAGGGCAAGGAGATAGACGCTTCCACATCTCCCTTTGTTGACCAGTGGAACGCTGACGGACGCAAGTTCGATGGTGAATACACCCAACTCAAAACCCACCTGCAATCGGTGGAGAACCAAATAAAATCGTGGGAAGCAGTAAGGGACGCAAAGGACATCGGTATCCTACGTGGTCTGCAAAACACTCTTTTCGACCCACAGTCATGGGATTTTGGGCAGAGCGCATTCGAGCGAGGCCTATCTATCCTTACCGAGACAGGCGAGGACAGATTTAGACTGGCAGAGCGTATCGGCGAAGAGCAGAACGCAGCCATTTTCGAGGACTTCAATACGCCCAATTTCTACAGATGGGCGAAGATAGCAGGCCAGAGCGCACCTTTCATGGCAGACTTCATGGCAGGCAGCGGAATTGTCGATGCTGTTGGCAAGGGTGTAGGCAAGTTGACCGCAAAGGGAATTGAAAGGGCTGCATTAAAGGGACTAACCAAGACCATAGTAAAGAACATGGGGGTAGGCGCAGGCGATATTGCCGGCTCTTACGCTCTTGCCACCACCGTGCAAGGATTGAAGACGGCAGGCGACATCATGGAACGTAAGGCAGGAAGAGAAAAATCGGGTATGGTCGTTACCAATGACAGATTAGGACGCACATACTTTGCAGGCGACCTTAACCCTGTTTCGTGGGGCAAAGCTATCTACCAAGGCACGACATCGGCAGCGGTTGAAAACTATACGGAGATGATAAGCAAGCATCTGCACATAGGAAAGGCTATCATAGACTTTATGCCAAAGATAGGTTTGGGCAGGGTGAGCAACGCAATAACCAAAATGACACGCTCAGAATGGAGCAAAGGCATCGACAAGTATATGCAGAAGGCGGGTATCGGCGAACTTCCAGATGAAATTATGGAAGAGGAGATTGGTATTCCGCTCAACGCGGCTTTAGTTGGAGACCAAGAGTTTTCCGATTTGCTCGACCCCAAGCAGCAGATGGATATTATTGGCGGCATAACCCTATCCGTAGGAGCAATGCGTGCAGGCTCTTTGTTGGCAGGAGGCATCGACAACGCAGCCGTGCAAGCAATGTATCTTGCCGACGAGCGCAAGCTAGACAAGGCGGAGAGTGGGATAGTGGAAGTTCTAGGCAGCGACAAGTGGGCTAAGATAAAGCCAACGCTAGACGATACCACCAACGAAAACCTTGCAGAGTCGCTGATGAATATTGCCAATGACGAAACGCTCAACAATGAGCAGAAGCAAGCCATTGGCAATTACGCTACCCATCTTCTGCTCATGCGTGGACATAATTTAGGAGCAAATGCATCCGTTATGGCAAAGGAACAGCAAAAGGCGGAGTTTGCGCAGATTAAGCCCGTTGACACTTCTGCAGAGTTTGGCTATGTTTACGACCAATTCAAGGGAGAAGCCAACGATGCCGCTGAATTTCTTGTGTCAAGGAAAGGTGGTCTGGCTACAGGTGCTTTCCACCGTGAAGAACTGGGTGACATTAACATGGCGTATGGCGATGAGAATAGAGGACTATACCACATGATTATAAGGCACATAGTGGAGCAGGACGATTTCAACAGCATTGCGGAACTGACAAAATCTATTGACGATGTAATATCAAATGGCGAAATGAACAATTACGGGGATAGCATCGTTTTCAATAAGGATGGGTACGGAGCCGCTGTGGTGGAAGATGAATTTGGTAACTATGTGCTTACTGCTTACGACACATCGCGCAAGAAAGCTGAAAGGAAAAGAAGTGAAGCAGACGCTTCACGGCTCTACCAAAGCATCTTTGAAAATGAGGAAGGCAACCTTGTACCTCAAAACTCCACTTCCAACGACAAAGGTACGGACTTTTCCGCAACCCCCCAAGAAAAATCTCAGAATTTTTCCAAAATACACATGGAAGACGGCTTAGTCCACCCTGCAACCCTCATCCCAACGGCTGACAACAATGGCAACCCCGAACAGGTGCTCGTCATTGGCGGCGACCTCATGGTAAAGGAGGACGGCACGATAGACAAGGACAATTCGAGCGAACAGATATACTACCGAGGGGCGGACGGACAGGTACACATGGCATATCCCGACAAGTTCGAGAGTGGCAGTGCGCCAATGACCATCGAGGACTACGAGGCTAGCCTGCAACATCAGCAGGGGCAGGAAATAGCCACGGAGGACGTTGCGCCAACTGTCGCGCCAACGACCGAAGAGCCAGTAGCCAATACCGAAGAGCCTACGACCAACGAGGAGCAGCGGCAACCTCTCTTCTACGTGGGCATGAATGTTACCACCTCGCACGGCAAAGGACAGATAACGGGCATCGACAATGACGGTAATTTTATAGTTGACTACTTCGAGGATGCAGACGGCAACGACATAAACGAGCGCAAAAGATACACCGAGGACAACCTGAAAGTAGCCGCAGGCATCGAGGAGGCGCAACCTCCAGTTGATGAGCAACAGCAACCATTGACCGACGAGGGCGCAGAGCAGCCGCAGCAACCCACAGTCGAGCCAATGCCCATGGTCAAGGGAAAGGACGGCAAGGACACCGAAGAGCCAGACTTCTCGAAAGCAGAGCCTACACGTGCCCATGCCTACATCTATAACGAGGCAGGGCTGACAAGGAAGGAGGCAGACCAATTCGTGCAAGCCAATGTCGATGCAGCCGTCAAGACCCTCGACAAGGCGAAGAAGAAACAGCCCAAGATGGGCACAAGCATGTCGGCATTCAAGCAGGCAAAGGCAGCGATACAACAAGAGTTGGACGCAGCGCAGATGAACCTCGACTACTGGCAAGCCATACAGAACGAGCACCTAAAGCAGGAATCGGCAGCAATGGAGCAAGCCAAGCAGGAGCAGCAAGCTCGCATGGAAGCCGAGGCACAGAGGAAAGCCGAGGAGCAGGCACGCATCGAGGCGGAGAAACAATCAACCGCCAGTCCTGTTGAGAAGAAGTGGAACAAAGCACCCAAGGCGCAAGGCAGGGAACGCACAATCACCATTCCCGACGGAACAACACTCAAAGGACACTACGTGCTTGCGCCCGCAGGAGCAGCGACCGCAAGCCACGACCCGATGAACGGATGGAAGTCGAGCGAGGGCTTCCCCACGGACGAGAACGGCAACAACGTAAACGACCGTGACTATGAGCACGACTCAACGCAGCGCACAATCACCGAGCAGCAGGCGGCGGACTACGACGGCAGGGCGATAGACGACGTGCCGATAGTCAGCAATCGTGGCATCGTATATTCGGGCAACGGACGCACCATGGCAGGCAACATTGCCGCAAAGAACGGAACTGACGCAAAGTACATTGAGCGACTGAGGCAGGACGCAGACTTCTACGGCTTCACTCCCGAGCAACTTGCATCCGTGGGCGAGCATGGACGACTGATGTTCGTGCCCGACGAGGAACTGCCATACACCACGGCAGTGTTCTCCAAGTTCAACGCCAAGACCACCAAGGGTCAGGGCAACACCGCCAAGGCTATCAAGGCTGGCAAGCAACTGTCGGCTACCGACATCAGGGCTGTGGTGGACGCTCTGTCCGACTACGGCAGCGCAGCGACATTCTTCGCCAGCCCTGTCGGCACTACCTCGTTCCTCAGAGTGCTGCAACAGCGTGGCATCTTGCAGCCCAACGAGGCTGCAGACCTCATTACCCGCAACGAGCAGACAGGCGAGGACACACTCAACAAGTCGGGGCAGGAATACGTGTCGAATATCATCCTTGGCACTATCCTCGACCAAGAGGCACTCACCGCACTCTCAAACGAGCAGGCGGTGAAAAACTCTCTGCTCACGGCGATGAAACCCTTGCTTAAGGCTAACACCCAACTGGGCAAGTACTCCATCAAGGGAGACATTAGCAAGGCGGCACAACTCGTGGCAGAATCGAGACGCAATGGATACCATTCGGTATCGTCCTACCTCTCTCAGACAGGAATGTTCGGCGTAGACCCGACGGAAAAGTACGACGAGTTTGCGCAGGCACTGGCAACGAGCATGGATGCAGGCGCAGAGGACTTCCGCGACACCCTCGAACAATACAACATAAGTGCGGCGCAAGCTGACGGCAACCTCTTCGAGCCAATAACGCCCGAGGAGTTGAAAGCAAGCATCGTTGAGTATGTTAAAGCCAACACCCCTAACAATAATATAGGAACAAGAAACGTTAATAATAAAAAATCAGAAGACAATGGACAACAAGGAACAGACAAGCGAAAGCAGAAGAGTACAGATGAAAAAGGCAGCGATGTGGCTGAAAGCAGCGAGACAGGCAAGGGAGATAATTCAAGCCAAGAAATAGACTACGCCGCTCCACGGACAGAGGGCTATGCCATTGAACACCGCAAGGACACACGAGACGACAGCGACCTGTACGCTGTGAAGTTTGACGCTCGTGTAGGCAAGGAGGAGTTCAAGGGGCAGAAAGCCATCGCGAAACGCTTTGGCGGCTACTGGTCTAACTTTGGCAAGAAAGGTTTTCTCTTCAAGACAGAGGAAGCCGCCCAAGACTTTGCCGAGACCGTTATGGGACGTACCTCGGAGGAAGTCAAAGACGAAGCGCCACTTTCGCTTGCAGATATGCAACAGAAGAATGAGGGCGCGAATGAAACTTCTACTACAGATGCCGCACCTGCAAATGTTACTTCCGAGCAAGCCTCTCAAAGCGGCGAGCCTGTCGGCAGCGCATCAAACACGGACAACATTCCTGACGGCAAAGGCAAGGCTACGCAGAAGAGCGTGGGCGGCACCATGCAGCCTACGGAAGAGCAGCGCATGCAGGGCGAGGCCATCGTGGAGGTTGTAAAAGAGGCGGGCTTGCCTGTAAGTATGGACGTGGAGGAAATGGAGCGGGTGCTTGCAGAGAGCGCACACGGGGTGCAGCGAGCAGCAGTGGAAGCTGCAAGCAGACGCTTTGACGCACAAGTGGAAGCCTACGAAAAGGGCGAGATGCGCCCCGAAGAGGGCTTTACGCTCGGACGGCCATCGGCGGTGCTTCTTGCCGCAGGGCTACCCAACGCCGAAATGACGATGACGCAAAAGGTGCTTCGTACTCACATGAAAAAGCACGGTCTCACGTTTGACGATGTAAAGGGGCTTGTAGCCGCGCTGCAAGAGCCGATGATGGTCTATGAGTGGGGCAGCAAAGCGAAATCGCACGTAATCATCACCAATACCACGACAAAGGACGGCAGGAAGATGACTGTAGCAGTGCGTATGGGCGAAGACGGCGCAGTGCAGGAAGTGAACGAGATAGCAAGCATACACGGAAAAGACGCGGTTCGTTTCCTTGCCGACATGTCGAACGCAAAAGAAGGTGGGCTTGCGGAAGCGTTGCGCTATGTGGATAAAGAAAAAGCCCTTGATTGGTTGGAGTTTCGAGCTCCCTCGGCTCACACCCCAAGCAACCAAGAGCTTATTTCTGCTGCAAAGGTAATAGAAAATTTCGACAATCCAAAGATTACGCCGAAAATTTTGCAGGCCATGACCGTTTTTCACGGCTCGGCGCACTCCTTTGACCGCTTCGACCACTCGCATATGGGAGAGGGCGAGGGTGCGCAAGTGCATGGCTGGGGTACGTATGTTGCGGTGGATAAGGATACGAGCAGAGGGTATGCGGAAGGCTTGTCCCCACGAAAAGCAACATATAAAGGCACATACGGTCTAAAAGAAATACAAGAATTTGGCATAGCGGACAAGGAGCAATACGAATTGTATCCTATTGAGGGGATACTTAGATATATGGAGGAACACCCCTCTTGGTCTTTTGATGATGCTCAAGACCTCTTCATATCCCAAACGGAAAAATCGAGTTTGTATAGTCCATCCCTTAAAGAGAAAATCATAGAAGCAGCGAGGAAATTACAAAAAGAAGATTTCAAAACACAGGCAACTCGCAACCTCTACAGTGTGGAGATACCCGACAACAACGGGCGAAACTATCTTGAAGAGGATAAACCGCTGACAGCGGAACAGCAAGAAAAAATCATTGCCGAGCTAAAGAATGCGGATATAGACCCTACAGATTTCACCAATCCGACAAGAAGAAATTTAGAAAGAGGGGACTATTCCTTTATTTTCAAAGACGGACGCAAGCTTGAAAACTTTAGAGAGGTATATGTTACATTGGGAAATCTTTTAGGCAGCAATAAAGCAGCATCCGACCTTTTGCACAAGGCAGGTTTCGCAGGCATCCATTACTTTGGCGCACAGGACGGCGAGTGCTACGTCATCTTCAACGAGAACGATATGAAGATAACAAGCCACGAGCTGTTCTTGCGTACGCCGAGCGGCGAGGTCTATGGCTTCGTGAAAGACGGCAAAATGTACATTGACCCACGACTGCTCAACCCCAACACGCCGATACACGAATACACGCACCTGTGGGACACCGCCTTGCGGAAAGCCAACCCCAAGCTGTGGGCGAGGGGCAAGGAGCTGATGAAGCAGCTGCCCTTGTGGGAAGAGGTGAAGAACGACCCCGCGTATAAGGATATAGCAAACAACGAGGACTTGCTTGCGAGCGAGGTACACAGCCGCCTGTCGGGAGCGGAGGGCGAGAAACTTCTTGACGATATGGTGCGGGATGCGGCATCGAAAGGCAGACCAACAGAGACGGCGAGGGCAATGACGCTTGCGCAGCGCATCAAGCAGTGGATGAAAGATGTTCTCAAATTCGTCCGCGATGCCTTTGCGGGCAAGTGGGGCAGCAAGGAGCTTGAAAGCGTAACGGTGGAGGAGTTCGCCCGTATGCCGATTAAGGACTTGATGAGAGGATTTAACCCCACGGCAATAGGCAAAGAGGGTCATTCCCTTGCCAACGTGCATAATCTCTCGCAAGACAAGCTGAGAAAGGCTTTGAAGTTAGGAGGTCTGGCAAATCCGAGCGTGGCGGTGATAGACACGGCAAAGGATGGCCACGAGAGATATGGCGACATATCTTTGGTAGCCTCTCGCGACATGGCAGACAAGCGCAAGAGTGGCAGCGCAGGAACGTTCAGCGGCGATGCGTGGACACCGATGTTCCCGCACGTGGAACGCCAATTCGGTAATGGGGGCAGCACGGCAGCAAGCAAGGCAATCAATGGATTGCCAGAAGAGATGCAGGCTGTTGTGCGAGCAGATATAAGCATGTGGATGGATGGTAATGAGAACCAACAGGGAATGAAGTATCTGTTCTTGCATGAAAGCGGGAGAACTCCCGAAATTGTCAGGGAAGAACCTGCATACAGCCGAGAGGCGCATGAGACGATTAATCGTTTGACTGCGGGCGGAAAGAAAGGGCTTTATGATTTCACGAAAGAAGAACTTGATGAGTTCTTGAAGTTGTATATAGCGCATAAACACAATGGGGACAAGGCGGCGTTTGATGAGCGTGTGGAGGCTTTGAAAAAACACTATCGCGAAAGAGCGCAGCAGGGCAATGGACGTAGGGCGGAAATTGCGCAGATGAACCTTGAGGACATTGAGAAGTACGGCATAGATCCGACGCAGGCTTCAAATTTCATACGCGACGTGGCTGTTGACGAGAAAAAGGCTGGAAGAGTAAACGCAAAAGCGACCTTGCAACGTGCGCAAGACGTGGTGGAAGACGGTCTTATGAAAGATTATGAGCGGTGGGAGGAAGATTTCGCCAAGCGTTGCAATATAAAGGAGGTGATATTTGACGGTTTTACCCCAAGCGGCAACCGCAGATATGTTCCGAACACGCTTGAAAACGTTTCGCGCCTTATGAAGAAACAGGGCAGAAAAGGCTCTTCCGGTCTCGCATCGTTCAACAACTTCTGCGCCACGTTGCTGAAGGAAATGAAAACAGAGAGTGCCATCAGAAATGGGAAAGGCAAGCTGACTGGCAATATTGAAGACACCACGGCATTCCTCAACAAATGGTATCCTACCTACCAAAAAATTGCCGCGCGTTTGAATGAGGGCTATTCCGCATGGGATGATGTTGGCGACTGGCGTTTGTTGGAGGCGGTAGCCAAGCGCGACCCTGTGAGATATATGGAGCAGGAATATGGAGTGAGGCTCACCGAAGAAGAAAAGGCGGAGTTTGATGCGATGGTGAAAGCCATACGCGATGAGCGTCCCGCCGCTTATTTCGAGACGAAGTTTGAGCGTCCCGTTTACTTGAACGAGTTTGTCAAAGCCGTTGTTCCGAACGACATCGCGCCTGATTTGCGTGAGGCTCTTGAGGGCGCAGGATTGCAGATTGTGGAGTATGACAAGACGGAAGAGGGAGACCGCCGTCGGGCTTTGACAGAAGCGGTCAAGGATGACGAGCGCGTGCAGTTCCGTGTCATAAAGGACACCGCAGCGAAAAGCGACGGCGATAGTGATAAGCTGTACCGCACCGACGATGAAAGCGTGCTTTATCGCATCCGTGAGGAAGAAGCACCGAGAAAGACAGGCATAGGTTACAAGGTTTTCTTCTTGAAGAATGGCAAATTATATCCTCCAATGGTAGCCAATCCCAACGGAGAGGAAACGCCTGTAGGCGTATGGCTTGATGCCGACGCTGCACCGATAATTGGCCAGACCAAGACAGGGCGCAACCAAGTGAAAGCGGGAGGCAAAGGCACACGAGGCGGAAGCGGTGCTTTGGCCTATCGTCCCGGTTGGCATTTGGGAGAGATACCGTATGCACTGCAATTCAACAGAAGAAATCCCGACACTGGCGAGAAAGAACTCTTCCCGAAAGATTTTGTGTGGGCAGAGGTTGAATACGCTGATGATGTGGATTACCAACAGGAAGCCCATGACGCAGGTGTCAATGCAAACGGCAAGTATCAACATTCGCTTGCAGGACTGCCCTATCTGCCTGCCAATGGCAGTTACAAATATCGCACAAATCCTAATCCCGAAACCGACCCGTGGATAATCACAGGCGCAATGCGAGTAAGGCGAGTGCTGAAACCGAGCGAAGTTGACGAGCTCGTAAGAAAGGCAGGGAAAGAACCTCAAAAACGCGAAGTTGGTGCAGTGGACGACACGACCATTGACGCACTAAACAAAGAGATAGAGCAACGCAGAAGAGAAGCCGATGGCGAGGTAACCGATGAGCGCATATCCTACGAGAATGACCCATTGGCGAAAGCACTTGGCGGCTCGTATCGTTCCGCACGGCAAAAGAAAGAGTTTGCCGCAAGGGAGCGTCAACGTATGCAGGGAAAGGTAGAAAGCCTTGCAAAGACACTTGGCATTTCCAATGAAGTGGAAATCGTGAACGACCTTAACAGTCTTGACAATCCCAAAGACCGCAAGGCAAAGGGATGGTATGACCGCAAGACAGGCAAGATAACCATCGTCGTGCCTAATCATGTGAGTGTTGCCGACATTGAACAGACCATGCTCCATGAGGCAGTAGCCCACTATGGGCTTCGCAAGTTGTTCGGTGACCGCTTTGACACTTTCTTGGACAATGTGTTCCGCAACGCCGATGAGAGCATACGCAAGAGAATTGTGGAGATGGCAAAGAAGCACAACTGGGATTTCCGCACGGCAACCGAGGAGTATCTTGCAGGTCTTGCGGAAAACACCAATTTTGAGAACATGAACGCTTCATGGTGGCAGAAGATAAAGAGTTGGTTCTTGGATATGCTTCACAAGTTGGGCTTTGAGGGCTTGGAAACGGAAAGATACCTCTCTGACAACGAGCTTCGCTATATCCTTTGGCGGAGTTATGAGAACTTGAAAGAGCCTTCACGCTACCGCAACCCAATAAGCACAGCCCGAGACGTGGTGATGCAGGACAAACTGAGTGTTGGCAACTACCGTAAGAGCGAAGAGAGAAGAGTGGAGAGTGAAGAATTGGCGGCAGAGCCATTGTCAGACATTGAGGCTGTGAACAGACGGTTTAATGAAGAGCTTGCAGGGCTGACGGAAGAGAATGCCGACAACACCGCTTTACGACTTGGTCGTCCGTCCGCAATATTAAGAGCTGCTGGCGTTGAAGATAAGCCGATGAAACTGTATGGTAATAAAGTGATGAAGAAGATGCGCAAGCACGGCTTTACACTTGAAGAGCTGAAAGACTTGCCGCAAGCTGTAGCAGACCCGATAGCTGTATTCAACAACTATCAAAAAGACGGCAATCGCTCTGTGTTGACAGAATTAAAAACATCACAGGGGAATTTCCTTGTAACGATAGACTTGGGAAAAGACGGCGACATTGATTTCAATATCGTGTCATCCGTCTTTGGTAAGAGCGGCAACAGTGTGATTGATTGGATAAACAAAGGCTATGCGACCTATATAAACAAAGAAAAAGCTCAAGAGTTCCTGTTCCATCAATCCGCACCAATCGCGGCAACAGCAGCAAACTCTGAGCTTAATTCTCAAAGCTCCGATAATTTGCACCTCGCCGCACCAATCGCGGCAGCCTCAAGCAATCAAGAGCTTATTTCTGCTGCAAAGGTAATAGAAAATTTCGACAATCCAAGCATTTCCGAAGAAAATTTGCAAGAAAATGACGAAAATGTTCGTTTCCGCCAGATTGACGACGACGAGCGCAGGCAGTGGCGAGACGTTTACGACAAGGCTACGAGCGGGCTGAAGTTCAAGTTCTCTGAGGCAGGAGTGGACGGAATGCTCAGCGTCACCAAACTGCAGGATACAATTGCCAAGGAGACGGGCGAGAAGATTGAGGAGGCAGAGGACGTTTGGGGGCACTTCAACCACCTATCATCGATGAACAAGGCGCAGGAGGAGTACTACACCAAGAACTTCTTCGAGCCGATACAGAAAGCTTGCCGAAACCTCGTCAAGCTGGGAGCGAAATACACCGACGAGGGAGCGGACATCATCAATGCGCCGAGCAACATCTTGAAGTACATCGTGGCTAAGCACGGACTGGAGCGTAACAAGGTGTTAGCGCAGCGAGACTACGACGACTACGTGCAGGCGCACCCCAACACCACCAAGACGCTCGACGATTTCCGCCAACGTGACTATTCGGGCTTGAAGGAACTATTCGACCCCCGCAACGTGGGCGAGGACTACGAGCAGTTGGCGCAGGACTACGCAGACCGGTTCGAGAGCGACTTCAACGGAGGCGGAGCGGTTGACGACCTTTGGGATAAAATCAACGCAGCCACCAAGGAGACGCTACGCAAGACTTACGAGTCGGGCTTGTGCTCGCGCGACTACTACGAGAGCGCCAAGGGAATGTTCGACTACTACATACCTTTGAGGGGTTGGGAGAACGATAACGCAGCCGACCGCTACCACTACAAGGGAACGGCAGGCAACGGAGGGCGCATATTGCAGCACGCCAACGGACGCACCACGTTAGCCAAGAACCCACTGGCAACGATAGGCACGATGGGGCAGGACGCAATACTGCAAGGCAACCGCAACTGGGCGAAGCGCAGCCTCTACGAGCTTGCCATGAACCACGACAGCGCACTCCTCACCGTCCGTCGCCAATGGTATCAGAACATGGGCACGGCAGACGCTCCTATTTGGGAAAGGGTTTACCCCAACCTCACCGAGGGCATGACAGCCGACGAGGTTGATCAAGAACTGAAGGACTTCGAGAAGCGTATGCGCGACCTAAAGGATGCTGGCAATGCTCGCAACTCCCGCAAGGGGTTGCAGCTGACGTACCACACGACCAAGCCGCAGGCGCAGCAGCACCGAGTGAACGTCACCATAGGCGGCAAAGAGTACAGCATATTCGTCAACGGCAACCCAAGGGCGGCGCAATCCATCAACGGAGAATTGCGCATCGAGGACGACGAGAACAGCATCATAGAGAAGGTAAAGCGACACCTGTCAAGCGTCTATACCTCGCTGAACCCAGAGTTCGTGGTAAGCAACTACGAGCGTGACGCAGGCTTTGCCGCAAGCATCGTGGCGGCAACAGAGCCAGTAGCCTACCAACTAGGGTGGGCGAAGAATATTGCGGTCTTCAACCCTCTTACTAACGGATTGTACCTCAACCATATTATTAATAAGGTGATGTCGGGCAAGGCAGACCCCAACAGCAAGTACGAGACCTACATGAAGGAGTTCCTCTTCAACGGAGGCGAGACTGGTTACACCAGCATGCTCACCATAAACGACTACAAGAAGCTCATCAAGCGCAACGTGAAGAAGATTAACGCACCCATTTCGCCAAGGGAAGCCGAGAATATCCTTTCGGGATGGGTGGAGCGAGCTAACAGGGTATTCGAGGACGCAACCCGATTTGCCACCTACGTGACATCGAGGGAGCAGGGCAGGAGCGTGTTCGAGTCCGTGAAGAACGCGAAGGAAATATCGCTCAACTTCAACACCCGAGGGGCTGACGGCATGAAGGGCGATGGCGGATGGTACAAGTTCTTCCGCAACCTACGCCGTTACTTCATCTTCGTCAATCCGTCAATCCAAGGACTGGCAAAGGCAGGCAGGGCATTCAAGACCCACCCAGTGAGGAGCACGGCGTTCCTTTTGGGAGCACCTGCATTGCTGGGCTTCGGAATGGCTACCATAGCAGGGATGCTGATGGGCGGCGACGGAGACGATGACGATACCACGGCAGCATACAAGGACTTGCCAAAGTGGGTACGCAGGACGAACATCTGCATACCAGCCGGCGGCACAAAGTTCGTCACCATCCCATTGTCCTACGAGATACGAGTAAGCTACGCACTGGGCGAGATGCTCTGGGAAATGCAGAACGGCATGGTTGACAAGGACGAGGTAGCCATAGAGACCATATCCCAACTGAGCGACCTCTTGCCAATGTCGTTCATGAGCGGCACACCCGAACAGAACGTCTCTCCGAGCATGGTTCGCCCATTCGTGGAGATTTGGCAGAACAGCGACTTCCAAGGCAAGCAGATATACAGCGATAACAGTTTCAACAAGAATGCGCCCGAATACACCAAGTGCTATGCAGGCACGTCGAAATGGATTATCAAGTCCATGGAGATGCTAAACAATGCCACAGGCGGCGACAAGTACACCAAGGGTTGGGTAGAGCGAGGGCTTGACCGTTCCCAATTGGGCAAGTATCTCAATCCTGGCTCAATAGAGCATATTCTTAATAGCTACTTCGGAGGAATGTTCATTTTCCCCAACAAGATATACAAGTCGTGCATGGGTTGGGTGATGGGTGACGAGGACATGAAGGACATCCGCAACCTCCCGTTCGTTTCCCGAAACCTACGCGACAGCAAGAGCGGCAACCCGAGCAGCAAGGGGCAGGGCAGCAGGTACTACGACTACATGAGGGAGTACCGAGTGACCAAAGACCGCTTCGACGGCTACCGCCGCGAGACACGTCACGGAGTGGACGAGTTCGTGCCCAAGCTCACCAACTTCCTCAACACCCCCGAGGGCAGGAGGATGCAGATAATCGACGAGTACAAGAAGCGCAAGGACTTAGACCGCATCGAGAAGCAAATCAAGGACATCGACAACTACGGAGGCGACAAGATGGAGCGAGAGCGACTGAAAGCCGAGAGCAACCAGTTGAAGGAGCAGATGGTTCAAGAGTTGGACGCAATGAGCGAAGAGTAGTGAAACTTCCAAACATTTTCCAATCTTTTTGCGAAGATAAACCGACGATTTTTCCGAAAGGCAGTAATTTTGCATGGATATGCAGAGCAAGGAGATAACCGACATACTTAAGGAAAACGCACGGAGGACGGCAGCGGCATTCGCGCCTTTCGACCCACTGACAGGGCTGAACTCCACAGGCGAGCGCGAGAAAGTCACCATCAAGGACTTTCCCACGCCCACCATGTATTTGCCCAAGGAGATGATGGGCGAGCCACTGATAAAGGAGCTTAGGAAAGCCAAGACGCTGAAGAACTTCATGCGGAAGAACCGCATCGACGACACCAAGGACAATCGGGCGACCATCATCGAGACCTACATAAGAGTGCGCATAAGGTACGATTTCCCTTTCTGGGCTTACGTCTTCGGCAGGATAAAGCCAAAGGGAGGAGGCAACGACATACCCTTCCGCCTACGACCCTCGCAGAGGAAACTCGTTGAGCAAGGTTTCGAGAACTTGAAGATATTCCTTGAGCCTATCCGCCTTATCATCCTAAAGGCAAGGCAGTGGGGAGGCTCTACGTGCGTACAGCTCTTCATGGCATGGTTGCAGTTAGTCCACAAGATAGGCTTGAACTCACTGGTGATAGCCCAAGACCTTTCCACCGCAACCATCATTACCGAGATGTTCAAGGTAGCGATAAGCGCATACCCCACGAGGTTGCTCCACGGTATGGGCGAAAGTTTCTCGCCGAGCGAGACCAAGTGGGCAGGAGTGGGCAGCGTGCAGAATATCCATTCCGTGCCGCAGAGGAAATGCAAGATAACCATCGGCTCTATGGAGCGACCCGAATCGTGCCGTGGCGGCGACTACAACCTAGTCCACTGTTCCGAGGTTGGGGTATGGAAGAAGACCGAGGGCAAGTCGCCCGAGGATGTCGTGGACGCAGCCACGGGAGGCATGGGCTTAGACCCCTTTACGATGGTGGTGTACGAGAGCACCGCCAAGGGCACGGGCAATTTCTTCCACCGTGAGTGGCAGGCGGCAAAGGAAGGCAAGTCGCAGTTCAAGGGCATCTTCATTCCGTGGTACGACATTCCCGACCGCTATTGGCTGGACTTCAAGGACGGCGAGGAGCGCAAGGCATTCGCCCAATGGCTCTACGAAAACCGCAACAACGAGAACGTGATGAGCGACCGCGAAGAGCCGGGCAAGTACCTCTATTGGCTATGGGAGAAAGGTGCAACGCTCGAAGGCATCCACTGGTACGTGGAGGAGCGCAAGAAATACCGCGACCACGGACACATGGCATCCGAGTACCCCACGGACGATGTAGAGGCATTCACCCACAGCGGGGCGTCGGTGTTCGACAAGTACCAAGTGGACGAGTTAAAGGCTGATTGCAGACCGCCAAGGGTCGTTGGCGATGTCGTTGGCGACAACATCAATGGAGCGGAGGCTCTCCAGCACCTACGTTTCGTGGAAGACCACCAAGGGCTTGTGTGGATATGGGAGTACCCAGAGATATTCCCCGACCAAAAGGTAGCCGACAGATACCTCGTCACGGTGGATATTGGCGGACGTTCGCGCAAGGCGGACTGGAGCGTTATCAGTGTACTAGACCGCTTCGAGATGAAGGACGGAGGGCGACCCGTAATTGTGGCGCAGTGGCGAGGGCACATCGATCACGACTTGCTCGCATGGAAAGCGATGCAGGTTGCCGCCTACTACGACAACGCCCTGTTGGTTATCGAGAGCAACACCTTGGAGACGAAGGACAAGGAGCGCAACGTAGACGGCGACCAATCGACGTTTATCCTCAACCAGATAAAGGAGGTGTACGAAAACCTCTACGCGAGACCTTCGGGCGAGAGCGACAACGTGCGTGAGGGCAAGCAGGTGAAATACGGCTTCCACACCAACACGAAGACCAAGCCAGAGATAATATCGCACTTGATTGAGGTGGTGAGGGAGCACCTGTATGTCGAGCGAGACGAGCAATGCCTCAACGAGTACTTGATGTACGAGCTTGCCGATGGAGTGTACCAAGCGACACCCGGGCCCGACAATCACGACGACCTCCTAATGACGAGGGCGATAGGCTTGTGGATATGTTTCCGCAAGATGCCCTTGCCGAGGCTTATCGACAAGAACATGAAGAGGACGGTAACCGTTCGGTTCTAAATCGGCACATTTTGCGAAGATATGTTTGTAATTCGGAAATAATTTTTTATTTTTGCATACTATATAAAGAAATACACGACAATGGCATACTTACAGAACGACAACGGACTCGACCTCCACGCCTATGAGGTGCTGATGCAGGCGCAGCACTGTTGGGAAAACCTACGCAAGTTTAGGGAAGACCGCAGGCGCAACATGGACTATACCTATGGCGACCAGTGGAACGACCCCGTTAAGGACGAGCACGGCAGGCAGGTGAGGGAGCGTGACATGATCATGCGCAATGGCGGCATAGCCATTACCAACAACATGATTAGAAAGTTGGTGAACACCGTCAAGGGCTTGTACATCAAGCAAAACGCCGAGCCTATATGCACGGCGAGGGATAAGGACGAGCAACCAATGGTTGACTGCCTTTCCGAATTGCTTAACTACGTCGAGGACATCAACGAGGCGGACACCTTCAACGCAGACCTCTTCGAGGAGTTCCTCGTCAGCGGCTTCGCAGGATGCAGGAAGAGCTATGGCTGGCAGGACGACCGCATAGACTGCTGGACTACGGCGGTGCAGCCCGACTACTTTTTCGTGGATACCAACATGAGGGATAACCGAGGCTGGGACTGTACCTTGGTTGGCGAGATACACGACATGTCGTGGGGCGACCTGTTGCAGGCTTTTTCCAAGTCGCAGAAGGACATCGACCGCCTCAGACAGATATACCACTACGCAAGCGACAAGAACTATCTCACCGAGAACGTACGTCAGTTCGGCTCTTCCCAACGTCTCTCTGTCTCGTTCCTCATGCCAGAGACCGTGGGGGCGTGCAGGGTTATCGAGGTTTGGAACAAGGAGCGCAAGCCACGCTACCATTGCATCGACCATCTTAACGGCGACCTCTTCAAGTGCGAGGTAAAGGACAAGAAAGAGCTTGTGGACGACGTGAACGAGCAGCGCAGGCAGGAGGCAAGGGCTATGGGAGTTGCCGATGAAGAGATTGAGACCAAGCTGATAACGGCTGAGTGGTTCGTCGACAACTACTGGTACTTCCGCTTCTACGCTCCCACAGGGCAAGTATTGCAGGAGGGCGAGACACCATACGAGCACGGCTCGCATCCGTTCGTCTTCCGCTTCTACCCATTCATCAACGCAGAGATACATTCGTTCGTGGCTGACACCATAGACGCACAGAGGAGCATCAACAGGCTCGTCAACCTTAACGACTTCTTGTTGAGGAACGGAGCAAAGGGATTGCTCACAGTGCCCGACCAAATATTGGAAGCATCGGGATTGCGGGCAGAGGACATCGCCGACATATGGGCAAAGCCAGGCGGCGTGCTCGTGTACCACCAAAAGGAGGGCGTAGAGTTGCCGCAGCAGATTACCAACGCCACGCAGAACGCAGGCATAACAGACCTCATCCAATTGGAAAAGGGTTTCTTCGATGACCTCACAGGAGCGAACGCAGCCCTGCAAGGAAAGGACATGGGCGACATCAGCGGCACGTACTATGCGCAACAGGCGCAGAACGCAGCGACCTCGCTGCAAGGTACGCTCCTCTCGTTCGACGCTTTCATCAAGGCTGGAGCATTGAAGGACTGCAAGAACATTCAGCAGTTCTACGACACCGACCGAATAGTGAACATCGTGGGCGTGGATGGCTCAAAGGTAACGTTCAACCCATCAAAGGTAAAGGACATCGAGTTCGACGTGAACATCAGCGAGGGACAGGCATCGCCACTCTACGCTCAGTTGGCAAACGACTTCATCATGAAGATATGGCAGGCAGGTCAATGCTCGCTCAACACGATGCTCGAAGTCGGCGACTTCCCGAAGGGGAAAAAGCTGCTTGCGGCAGTGCAGGCGGAACAACAGCAGGCACAGCAGCAAGCCATGGAGCAGCAGCATTTGGCGATGCAGCAGCTGGCGGCGCAGGGCACACAGCAGCCACAGGAGCAAGAACAACAACAATTAACGGCATAACGAAATGGAGACGAGAGGAAGAAAGAAAGGCACTCCCAAGACAGGGGGCAGGAAGAAAGGCACGCCAAACAAGATTACGCAGATGGGCGTGGACAAGGTGAAGAGGCTCGTCGAACTTATGGAGGAAGACGAGAGGGTAGCCAAGGAGTTGGCGCAAGTCCACGGCAAGGACTTCTTTACCATTTACGTCAGCGTACTCCAGTATGTCCGTCCCAAGCACTTCGAGGGCAAGGTGGACGTGCAGAACGAGGTAACGGGCAAGATGATGGAGTTCCTTACAGGCAACACCGAAAAGACAGAGGAGGACGAGGAATGAAAAGGGCAGAGATAAAGATACTGACATCGGAAATATTTGCCGAGATGAACACCCGATGCACGCTTGCGGCGAATGCGGCACAGAACCTATCGCAGGGAGAGCGTGACGTTCACGACACGAGAGACATCGTTGACGACGGCAACAGGGAGACCATTCTGGGCATCATCGCCCGACTGGCTTTCGAGTGCATGAACATACTCTACCCATTCGCCAAGACCCCGATAAAGAGCGTGTACCACGACAACAGCGTGCAGGACGTGGAGGCTTACGTTATCGTGCTCGACTTCGATCACGAGCGCAGCGAGACGCAGGTGCTGTACCTTGACAGGCTTATCCACGACTACATTGTTTATAAGGCATTCTCTGAATGGCTCGCTACCACGATGCCCGATAGCCAGTGGCAGGTATGGGAGCAGAAAGCCCTCGACGCAAGGAAAGATATAACGCAAGTTCTCTCAATTCCCTATCGCACCAAGAGGGTGAGGATAACACCTCACTTCTATTAAGGAGGCACTTTGTATTGCATTACCATATACGACGCTACGGCTGCAATGTAGCAATACAGATGCACGGCGTTAGCGGCATTGGGTATGAGCAAGGCTGTAATGAGCCAACTCATACCTATTATTATATTGTAGCGCACCTTGTTTGGCGACTGGGACATTACAAGCCCCAACAGGGCATAACACTCCCCCGACAACCCTATGGTGGGGATAGTTCCGAAGGCAGGGGCGCAGGCTGCAATCCCGAACGAGGAAACTAGCATGGGGAATGATACCCTTGCACAGAATACGCAGTAGAGGAAGCACCAGAGGTTAAACCAGCAATGCAATATCCCTGCATGGAAGAATTGATAGTATAGGCGGTTTGCTGGAGGACAACCGAAATAGATGCCAACGTCCTTGGAGCTGACATCGACGAACACGAGCGCATTAATCGCCAAGGCTAGGACGAGCGCAAAAGCCTTTGTCTTTTTTTCTCGAAACATAACTTCTTCTCCTTGGTTATTATCGCTGACACTTGTCGAGCCGAGAGGTACATTTCGGGGGCAGGCATGTTCACCACCTTCGTCACCGCATCAGCCAACGACATTCTAGGATTGTCCATCATAACGTCACGTGTGCGTTGGTATATCTCGAAGTACATCTTCATCCTTCCCTCGCGCATCTGTGGCAGCTGCTTTCCGTTCCTCATCATTCCGATAACGGCCAATGCCCGACCTTCGCTGACGAAGAAATGCGAGGTAGGGGAAAAGGCGACCAGCTCGTAGAGACCGCGCACGGAGACCTTACCGCCATACATACTGAATATGCGGCGGTATGCATCCATTACCTCACGGTCTTGCTGTCGCTTGAATTCGTTCTCGTCCCCTTTGTGCCTCATCCTTTTGTAGCAATAATATTTTTATGAAAAACCAAGTGCAAATTTACTGAAAAACCTCGACTTTTGCGAAGATATGCCTACAAAATGGAAAATTATCAATAATTTTGGCGCAAATTTCATTAATACATTATTAAAATAAAAAGAGATGGGAGAGAACGAAGAAAAGAAAATTGAGCAGGCGCAAGAGCCACCCAAGAAGGGTAAGCGCGACGGTTTCCGTGAGCGTTTCGCCAAGGGGCATCCCGACGTGAACATGGATGATGAGGAAGCGTACTACGATGCAGTGGGCAAGGACTACGACGAACTCGACGACCTACGTTCGAGCAACGACAAGCTGAACAATATGTTCCTCGAGAGCCCTCAGTCGGCATATTTCATGAATGACCTCCTTGACGGAAAGAACATCGGCGAGAGTCTTATCCGACATTTCGGCAAGACATTCAAGGATGCCATCGACGACCCTAGCGAGGAGAACGTGAAGGCATTCGCCGAGGCACTCGACGCACACGCTGAGAAAATCAAGGAGGGCGAGAGGCTTGAAGAGGAGTTCGAGAAGAACCTTGAAGCCAGCCAGAAACTCGTCGAGGACTGGGGCAAGCAGCACAAGGCGACACCCGAGCAGCAGGACGCAGTACGTGACTTTATCATCCAACAGTTCCAAGGGCTGATACAAGGCAAGGTGACACCTGAGTTGCTTGACTTCGCATGGAAGGGCATGAACTACGACAAGGACGTAGCGGCAGCGGAGGAAAACGGCACGGCGGCAGGCAAGAACGCAAAAATCAAGGAGCAGCTACGCAAGAGCAAGAGCGACGGCATCCCCAACATACAGGGAGGCGCAAAGCCGAACCGCTCTCAGCGACCGGGTAGCATCTTCGACTTGGCAAACGCCGCACGCTAAAAGGACAATTAATATAATTAAAGGTATAAAATAAATTTTTAACAAACAAGGAGAGTATATTATGGCAACTAAAGAAGTTACATTGAATTCCGCAGCAGTAGAGACCACCAACGGCTCTATAGGTCTGCAAACACAAGTACCAGGACAAGCAACGACCGTCACCGGCGCAGCGGAAGCCACTGGCGGTCTAGCCGCAGGTAACTTTGTCCAGACAGACATCGACGAGGAACTTTTTAAGTTTAACAGTGACGACACCCCGCTCATGAACCTCATGCTCAAGGCTAAGCGCGTCTCTGTCAACAGTCCAGAAGTTGAGCACTACATGATTGACGAGCCACGCTACATGATTACTACCACGGCGGAATTGGCGGAGTCAACAGCCTATCAGGCAGAGCTACCTCTGGGCAAGAAAGACCAGAAGATACCACGTCCATACACCACTCTGTTGGTAAAGGGCGTTGACGGCTACGCCAAGGACGGTCAGACTACCACACCTGGTAAAGACCTCATGCTGTTCGTCACAGGCTTCAACGCCACAACTGGCAACCCTATCGTGATTGCCTGCAACGGCATCAAGGACGAGGCGAGCGACGAGTATTGCCGCGTGCCAGCCATCCCATCTGGAACGCAAATCATCATCTTGACAAACGCACTCTACGAGACACAGAAGGTCGTTGACCCCGACCTCATCGTACCACGTCCTACAACCATCTACCTCCAGAAGAGAGGCATGAACCAGATTGTGAGCGACTACTTCGAGGCGCAGAAGAAAGCCATTCCGTTCAGCAAGGCACTCATTGCGGAGCAGGCTATCACCAACTTCAAGGTGAAGAGCAACCGCACATTGTGGGCGAGCCGCGCAAGCAAGTTCAAGGTGGACACCAAACTGGGTCCACAGTACGTCTACACCACCGAGGGTGTCCGTTGGCAGTTCAAGAAGGAGTTGCAGCACAGCGGCAAGTGGACTGTTGAGCAGATTATCGCCCTAGCGAAGATGTTCTTCACTGGCGAGGACGTTCCAAAGACCGCCATCATGTTGGCAGGCAAGAACTTGTTGGAGCAAATCCAGTGTATCGACTACTCGAAGCACCCCGAAATTCAGATCAGCACAAAGACGAACCCCGTAGGCTGGACTGTCACCAACTTCCACACCGTGTTCGGCGACATCCAAATCAAGAGGGAGCCAACGCTCGACCGCCTTGGATGGAGTAACAGCGGTGCTTTGATTGGCGAGAACAGACTCGTCCACTACGTCTACAGCAACGAAAGCTCGTTCAACGAGAAGGTAGAGGAAGAGGAGGCTAGCCGCAGCGGTCTGCTCGTTTGGGACGGTCTTGGACTGAAAGGCTCATGCCACATTTGGATTGACGGTGAGAGTGAGACCACATCAGGCAACGGCACGGAGTTCGTAATGTGGGAGAGCGACGAGGCTCCAACCGTAACCGCAGGCACTAAGAGTCCTGTTTACTACCTGCTCGCCGACTGTGCAGGCATCGGCGATAGCGCAAAGGCAGGCGAGATGTGGCAGTACGACGGCAAGGCTTGGTCGGAGTATTCTGGCGAAATCTACGCATAAGCAGTTAAAACAAGGAGTGAAGGGCGAAAGAGCGGAGATTGCCGATAGCTCGACCTCTTCACCCTTAACTTAAACAATAAGGAGACACATTTATGATAAGAAAGACTTATGGAGCGAAAGGGCTGATGGAGTGGCAGTGCCAGATTGCCGTGGGCAAGACACTCCTGCACGTACCTTTCACTGGCGGCACACAGACGGAGTATGGTGTGACCCCCGCCAAGTACACCACGCAATCCCCTGTAGTGCAGGCGATAATCGAACACAGTGAATACTTCCGCGGAGGTCGTATCACACTGTTGGAGAGCAAGGAGATTGCGGCAAAGGACGCAACCGCCCAAGCTGCCACAAAGAAGGTAGCGACAAAGAAGTCAACCGCCACGACCGAGCAGAAGGAGGTAATAAATCCCGATACGGACGCTGACACTTCGGACGTGAAGAATTTCTCAACCTACGCCGACGGCAAGGCGTACGTTATAGCCAATTGCAATGACGAGGACGCATCGAATTTGCGCTCGATACAGGACGTGCTTGATGCAGCCACCCGTCACGGCATAAGAATGAAGATTGGCGACAAGAAGAACTACACCGAGGAGAAATAAGCCATGTCAGCATTCAGCGTAGACGACATAGCCAAGGACGTGCGCATAGCCATCGACGAGAACGAGGTTACCACAGCGTTCACCGACAGCGAAGGCAACACCTTTGACCCTGCCACGCTGGAGATGGATGACATCATCAAGTCGAAGATTGCCGACGGCATCAACTCTGTGCGCATGATTGCTCCGCTACATAAGTTGGAGCTGACGAGGGTTGCGCCCACGGTCAGTTGGCTTAACCAGTCCCTATATATCGGCAAGGTGCTCCTGCCCGAGGATTTCTTGCGGCTGGCACTCTTCAAGATGAGCGACTGGGCTTATGGAGTGTCGCAGGCTATATCTCCATCATCGACCGAGTATCGCCAACAGTTCTCCAAGTGGGGAGGAGTGAGGGGCAATCCGTCAAGACCGGTGATAGCCTTTTCCGTAGACTCCTCTACAGGCGACAGCACGATAGAGTTCTTCTCATGCGACAGCACGATTGTAACGGCAGGACTCTCCTATGTCAACCGCACGGAGCACTGCAAGACCAGTTACGAGATCGAGCAGGACATCTACAGGGCGGTGATATGCAAGACGGCTAGCCTCGTCTTGTCAACATACGGCAATGTCACGCTGTCCCAAGTTCTCGACAGTCTATGCCTGGAGAACTTGGGGCTGGCATCGAGTAAACAACAATGATAAAAACAAGTAAGCAATGAAAAAGCACAGAATTAACGTACTGCTTGACTGGCAGTCCATAGACAAGGACGTACAGGACAAGGCATACAGAATGACACGACTGACCAAGTTGGGCGTGCAGGACGAGACACAGGCGGACAAGGTGGAGCACGAGCTGACCCTTTCAGACGAGGACATGAACATGCTTCGTCGAGCCTTGACCCAAGGTTTGGCTGAGGTGATAACGATGTGCCGCGAATACGTGTGGAGCAAGAGCCACAGCAGCGACAACTACATCTTCAAGGAGGAGAACATCACGATTGTGCTCATGATGCCGCTCAACTACAACCTTGCAGGAAACCTATCGCTGGGCAAGATGATACACAAGTACATCGTGGGCACGGCAATGCTCGAGTGGTTCAGATATACCGTGCCTGCAAGGGCAGCGGAGCAGCAGACCATCTGCGACCAAGCCCGCAAGGAGATACTGACCATCATCAATGCGCGCGTACGCTCCATGCGTGACGGCGAGAGCCTAACCGTGATAGTTGAAGAGTAAAATCATATAAACGTTCAAAGAGCACTTCTTTTGGGTCGCATTACAAGTGATTTGTAGTGCGGTCTTTTTTGTTCATTGGCGGTTCTTTTGCGAAGATATACCTATAACATTATTATATTAGGTTATCTTTGCAGCAGAAAAAAACTTAAGAGAAATGAGAAGAATAAGAATAGGAAACGACATTCGCATAGAGTGGAATCTGACCAGTAGTGACAATGTGAACTACGGCGAACTACCATTCACCGTGGAGGTAAGACCGAGCAAGGTGAAAAGCCGCACAATAGCCAATAGTGGCTATGTTGGGGATTCCGCCATATCGGAAGGCTATACCATCGAGATCGGGAAAGAAGAGATTGATATGTATGCAGGGCTAAGACCTCATGAGGAGAGACAATACGGCATGGTTATGGCTAAAGAGCTGCCAATGCCTCACTGTCTCAACCAAAAACCGCCAAAGTCACGTTACCCGATAGTACTGCCATACAAGGTTGAGGAAGATACCATAGTGGCGACATGGGGAGCGTTGCAGCAATTTGATTTGGGTTGCTACGACGTGATACTGTATCTTCGCAAAGGTGAGACGGGGCAGAGCGTAGCCGACGCATGGCACGTCATAGAACTTGTGGCGAGCAGTGAGGAAGCCGACCCATACGAAGAGGGGAAGGACAATGCCGTGGTAGATATATCCCCTGCCCAAGTGACATTTACAAGCCCCTCTGCCTATGATATAGCAATGAAGCATGGTTTTACGGGTACGGAAGACGAATGGTTGTTAAGCCTGCAAGGCAAGGGAGACACCTTTACTATTGACTTGCTCGACTACACCAAAAAGACTGATTTTGAGGAATTGAAAGAGACCGTTGAGAGTAAGCAAGACAATCTTGTAAGTGGTACTAACATTAAGACTGTCAATGGTGAAAGCCTCCTTGGCAGTGGTGACATTACTATAGAAGGTAGTGGTTCTGACGTTGACACAAGCAATTATGTCACCAAGGACGATTTGCAAGACGCTGTTGACGATAAGCAGGATAAGCTGATTAGTGGTACGAATGTAAAAACCATTAATGGGAAGTCAATACTTGGCAGTGGTGACATTACCATAGAAGGTAGTGGCAGTGGTGATAGTGGCAGCAATACCTTTGACACCGAAGTTGATGATAGCATGGAGACTACGGCGGATGTCGGGAATATCACTAAAGGTACACTGTGCAGTGAGTTGAAAGGCAAGACTTTTACCGAGGTATTGGAAAAAGCCTTGTTCAGTGAGATATACCCGACACCAAACTACCAACACACCATTGGATTACAGACATTGGATAGCCCTGTTGAAAGTGGCACAACGATAACTAACCCGACAATGACTGCTGTATGGAATGCCAACATTACCCCTGTGGGTACAATAACCAAGGCACTTACAGCCAAGGTTAACAACACAACTGTGGATATTAGTAGCGGTAGCTATACCATTGAGGGTTTCAATACTATTACTTATACCATGGCCTACAGTTATCCACAGGGTAGTTATGAGGTTACAAGCAATTACGGGAACAAGAAAACCATTACCGTTCCTGCTGTAACAGGCAAGACAAAGACAGTAAGCGTTACTTCCACCTACCCATGGTATATCAATGACACCAAGCAAAGCAGCTTGATAGTGCTTAATGGGCAAAAGACCATTGAGACAACCCTTGATGGTCAACCAAGCATAAAAGTGCCAGGTGCAGGAAGCGCCATAAGTGTGCAGGTGGATTTGGGTTTTGGTTACATGGATGTTGATTGGACAAGTAGTACAGAGCTTATTAACGGTATTACTTATGCTACACTGACAAAACCAGACAGCTATACCACAGCAAGCAAGCACAAGATTACAATAACGATTAAAAAGTAGTGTATTATGGCATTTAAATATTTAGGAGACGGAACATTAAAAGGTAATCTTGATGTTAGCAGCAACAAACCACTTGATACAAGAGGGGTTGTTGATGCGCTAACTGACCTTTATACAATAAGCAGCAGTATTGCATACATAGGTATGCCTGTTGTGGTGGTAGAGGAAAGTGCAATCTACATACTGAAGGATATTGCAAGCATAGGCAGTGCAGATGGATGGAAAAAGGTAGGAACGATCAATGTTACCACAGATGATGGAACAATAGACCTTACCACCCTCCTCTCTTCCTATGCTACCACTGAGCAACTGACAACACAGGTTGAGAAGTTGACAAAGTATGTTGACAGCAGTGTTAAGAACGTTACTGTTACCATGGACAGTGAAGTAACCCAAAACAGCGAGAGACCAGTGAAGAGCAGTGGTATATACAAGGCAATCAACGCAAAATGCGTCTATCTTACATCGGCTGAATATAATGCCATGGATAGCCATGACGAGAATGTGTTTTACTTTATAAAAGATGATTGAGCTATGACGTTGAAGTATGGGGACATAGAGTGCAAGGCTATCTACTATGGAGATACCCTTGTGTGGATGAAAGGCAGCGGGGGTGATTCCAGTGGAGACCTTGATGGACTTTGGCAAGATGCCTTGACATGGGAAGACGAGGAGACATGGAGCTAATGTAATGTTGGATTTTGAGTTTTGGGTTTTGATTTACATTGAGTTTATAAATAAATAAAATATACGTATATGGAATATTCAGAAAGTTGGGATGGCAAGCTATTGTCAGATGTACAGGCTTACATCAAGCAGGAAATAGCGAAGAGCTTGCAGGATGTCAGCGCAAGCAAGAGCAACAATGATGTTACGCTGACATTCAAGAGGGGAGGTGACGGTGAGAGCAAGACAGTCACTTTCAACACAGGTGACAGCGAGACAACTGGTTACACACAAAACCTTGTTATCGCCTTTGCAAACAAGTATGTGAAGAAAGGTGACAGCATCAAGGTTAATTACGCCTACAGTAATTATTATAATGGTGGTGAACTGGGAACAGGCGCAAACCTCAAGTTTGACATAAAGAACAGTGAGGGTACTGTTGTTTACTCGACAACAGTGGCAAATGCATACGGCAGCAGCAGTTTCACCATTCCCGCATCAGATGACTTAACAGAAGGTAGTTATACCGTTGTTGCCACATCAACGTTAAGTACAGATGAGGGAGACAAGGAATGGACTGCAAGGGGAGCTTTCCAGATAACCACAATCTTGTTGGAATACCCAAGCACTTTCAATCTTGGCAGTTTCCTTAATTTGGAAGGCACGACACTTACAATACCATATATTTATACAGGCAACAATGACGCAACCTTGCACTTGTACATAGATGGCAGCGAGGTGTCAACCTATACGGCAAAGAGTGCCAATAGTGGCACACAGGCATCATTGACATACACTATCAGTGGCTTGACGGCTAACACCATACATACAGTACAGATGGTGGCTGAACAAGTATTTACTGATAGTAGTGGCAATGAAAGCTCAATGTATTCAAACAGCCTGATATTCGATTTCTGTTACAACAGGAGCGAGAACAAGGTAGGCGTAATGCTTGACAGTCCTTCAAGTGACATTATCAGTGACCCTGCAACATCACTGGATTTCGATATTGCACAATATGAATATAGCAGCATCAAGTATGCCGCTGTGGGTACTACTGATACCGATGATGGTAAGATAAGCGTGTCAATAAGAAATAACAATACTCTTGTTACCACACTTGCCGTATCTCCATCAACTAATCAGGAATATAGCTTCAATACAAAAGATACCAATAGCTTTACTCTAAAGATACAAGCAAAAGATGGCAATACAAGGCTCATCAATGTAATGGTTGAAGCAAACCAATACGGAGTATCCGTGAGTGATGGCGCAGTGATAGATATCAGCGCAAACAACAGATTGAACACTGAGCCAACAACCACAAGAGGTAAGTGGACATTCAGTGACAGTAGCGGCAACAGTTACACTGCAACCCTCAATGATTTCGATTTCAGTACAAATGGCTGGATTGATAACGCCTTGTTGGTCAGTGATGGCGCAAACCTTACCATACCTTACGCCCCATTCTCAAAGTTCTGGGACAGTGACGGCAATTTCCTTTTAGGCAGTGATGCACCAACCGCAAGCCAGGTAGAGGGAATGACGATAGAATTGACATTCAAGGTTAAGCAGCTGATAGACCGGGATGGGTTCTTGGTCAAGTGCCTTAATTCAAGTAATAGGGCAGGCTTCTACCTAAAGCCAAACGAGATGGGTATATTGACCAATTCGGCTACAGGAGACGCAACCAACAATAATTGGTACGCAGGCTCGTACATTTCCACCTATCTTGGTGAAAACCAATACATGAAAGTACAGTTTGTTGTAAGGACATACACAGGCACTGTATCACCATATGTAGGTACAAAGACAGTGTTGTTGATGTTGTATGTGAATGGTGTGCTGACAGCCTTAACGCCATTGGAGACAATTAGCAATACCCTAAATACCTTTGACAAGGATGCACAGGTAGAGATAGACAGCGAGGCTGGTTCATTCTATTTCTATGGTATGAGAATTTATAACAGACCCTTGACATACAAGGAGTGCTTGAATAACTATATTGCAGACCTTACTGATGGAACAGAGATTGTAAAAGTGGCTTCACGTAACGCTATCACAGACTCAAAAGGTAATATTTCCAGCAGTATTTTAAGGAGTATGGGAAAATCAGTACTCATAGTAACCCTTGCAGCAGCTGAAGGAGAGGCAACCAGTGGCAACACGGAGTTAAACTATGCTACCAAGGAGCAATTCTTGAATCCGTTGGCAAAGAAAAAGGCAAATTTCGTGGCGAAGAAAGCGAGGTTCTACCACAGCGGTGGCGACGATTTCGACTTCGAGGTGGGCGAGGTGCTATTTCAAGTGCAGGGAACGAGCTCAACGTCCTATTCGAGAAAGAACTACGACCTGTGGTTTACCGGGCAGAAGAGCATAACGGCAACGTTCAGCAACGATGTGGGCAAGAGCGCCGTTGATGGAGGCGGATGGAACAACAGCGACCACACATATAAGATGTCGAGCGAGGACTTGGCAGTGCCCGTCGTGTGTCTGAAGGCGGACTATGTAGATAGTTCCAACTTGCACAATACTGTCATTACAGACTTCGTGAATGACAGTATGTTGAGCATGGGAATCACCACTCCTGCGCAGCAATACAACAGCAATATCCGTGTAGGTATCAACGGTTATCCTATAGATATTTTTGTCAAGACAGAAGGCAAGGATGATGAGGAGTATATCGGAAAATACAACATGAATAACGAGAAGAAAGACTCTCATCATGTATATGGCTTCAACGGTAACACAAATGCAGGCGAGGCTATCTGTATAGAGTTCCTTACCAACAATTACCCAGGCACATTGTTCAGTGTACCAAGTGGTTCAGACAGTGACAATTTCTGGTATAAGGAAGATACAAGTGACGCAAGCATCGCGGCAGGACAATTGGAGTTCCGCTATCCAAGCACATGGAACTGGGAGGAAGATGGCTTCAGCGAGAGCAGGATAAACATCATCCGCAGGGTGTGGGACTTTGTATATGACTGCCATGTGGCAAGGTTTGGCAATGATACCGATATTGCAGAAGATACCACCAATACAGACTTCAAGGATAATGTCAGCAAATATTTCAACATTGACAATCTATGCATGTGGTACTTGTATACCGAGTTTTTCATGATGGTAGACCAGAGGTCAAAGAACATGATGCTGGCATCATGGGGAGCGACGGAGACCAGTGGCATTTGGTATTTCTTGCCTTATGACAGTGATACCGCATTGGGCGTAATCAACAGTGGTTGGTTGCTGTTGCCATATGACAGCGATGAGAATACCATAAACCCAATGATTACCACCGAGTATGCATACCAAGGACATGGCAGTTATTTATGGGATTTGGTAAGAGACCAGTTAGGAACAGAATTGAAGACATGGGCTGATACATTCAGGAACAAGTATTCAATCAGCCAGATACTGGATATGTTTACTGAGTACCAGAACAACTGGTGTGAGATGCAATATAACTTTGACCAGGAGACGAAGTACGTCAATCCGTTGGTACATATAAGCGAGAGTCCTGCAAACAGCGGTATCAGCCAGTTTGTGCAAGGTACACGTGAGGCACACAGGAAATACCTTATCACCAACAGGTTCAATCTCCTGGACGGAAAGTATGTTACTACTCCTTATTACACCACAGTATGGCAGATAACCGCAGACAAACCAGAAGGCAGCGAAGATGGAAATATCAAGGCAATAATGGAAGAAACATTTGCTTTGTTGGTAACACAAAATAACAAGTGGACAGCACCGACAATCTATGCCGCAACAGCGCATGAGGCAGATGGAAGTACCATAAGCATACCTATCACGGTCATCATCGGCACAAGCGACCCGATGCAGCTGTGCGGTTTCCAGTACTGCAGCGAGATAGACTTCAGCGAAATCTGCCAATACTTTACGCAAGACTTCCGTGTGCCGGGCAGCTATATCAAGCTGAGGAAGCTCACCATGGATTGCGGCGAGAACAAGAATACCACGATTGGTTCTATCAACGTGAAGAACGCCGTCTCGTTGAGGGAGCTGACCATAAAGGGCTTTGACGAGATAGGAGCGATAGACCTCACGGGGCTGAACAAGCTGGAGCGGGTGGAGATAGACTGTGGCAGTGCGCTCACCGACTCCAGCCACGAGAACGGAGCGAGCATCACCCTTCCGAAGAGCATCAAGAACTTGAAATTTGCCAACTTCTATAAGTTCAACTACGCTATACCTGCCAGTGTGTGGGATGGCATCAACTCCTACTACGAGAAGACGGACAGAACCATAGTCGTGGGCGAGCTGACGAGTGCCAGTGCCAGCTATTATATCCGAGGGCAGTCGGGAACACAGGTCTACGTCAGTGGGCAGTACTTCGTGCAGGTAATGGACATATCTGTACTATACAATGGTTACGGGGAAAATTATGGAATTTTTTCTGGGTCGAGCGACAACGCAGGAATATTGAAGGGGCTGATATACTCGAAATTGAGGACTGATATACTTCAATGCTCATTCTTGGCGGGCATTTTCCATGGATGCTCCAACCTCGAATATGTCAATACCGACTATTGGTATTATTACGAATTGGATAGTAATACTGGGAATAAACGATTTGCGAACATTTTTAATGGTGCGAATTCGCTAAAGAGACTGGATTTGTCTTTCTTAAAACATTATGGGACCGTTGCAGGAAATCAAAGCAGTTATTTTTTCTATGGTTTGAAATCGTTGGAATACATAAGGATAGGTGATGGACTCATACAAGCGTGCACCGATAAAGCTGCTAATCATCTGTCTGTATTTGCTCAATCCGCTAACTGGTTGCCGGAGACGTTCACCCAGCTTGCCGAGGATTTGCCCGATGTCAACGACACCATCAAGGGCACTGACTATGCAAAGATATACGTTGGCGCAACCAACTATGGCGACTACACGATGATACCCCAGACGGTGAGAGATGCCATTTCCGAAAAGGGTTGGTCATTAGTTACAAGCTAAAGGTTAGATCTGACAAAAGAAGAAGAGGGGTTAAGTGCCCCTCTCTTTTGCTTTAACCACTAACTTTTGCGAAGATATGCCTAATATATCTCCTTTTAGCCCTATCTTTGCATCAATTCCAATATTGGAAGAAACTTTTATATTTTTACAACTATGTCAGAAAACATGGAAAAAGTTTATTGCTACGGCAATGACAACAACGACCGCCACGGCATAAACTTTAACGGAACAGGGGTAAACACCCCTGTCCCGCATCCTTTTCTGACATATAACAATATAAAAACAGTAACGATGATATTCAAGGACATCAAGCAAAACCACCCCGTCTATATCCTCGACAAGCAGGAATTGACTGTAACGACTGGCAAGGTTACGGCAGTGTCGTTCCCTCGCATTGACAACAATGCATCGACAGCCATACAACCGCAAATGGTTGTGGACGTGACCATTGAGGCAGATGGTAAGACGGCAGTATACACCATACCCGAAAACCTTGCCGTCACCTACGCAGGAAATAAGGTTCTCTCCACAGACCGTGACGGACTGATACGCGAGATTGAGGCAATGAAGAATGCGGCTGAGCAGATACTATCTTCGGTTGACCATCAGAAGGAGATAGTGGATAAGTCTGCAAGCTTATTGGCAGAACTTAACCCCATATACAAGGAGAAAGTTCAGACCGAGGAACGTTTCAAGAGACTGGAAGGGGCGGTGTCTGACATCAAGGGAATGTTCTCAGAGTTAATGAAAGAAATGAAGAAAGGCAAATGAAACTGATAGCAATCATAGAAAGGCATTTCGGCAATGGCAACAAGGACGGATTGGGAGGATACATCGAATCCAATGGCTACCACTTCACTATGGCATTGGCTCACAAGGTGAACATGGAATTTCTAAACTCGCCAGTGACGCTTTTGCCAGAAGAAAAAGCATGGGTAAGAGGAACTTGTCACACATCGGGAGACCTTTTGTTCCTTAAAGGCATGTACGATTCAGACTTTCCCGAACTCAACCTTGAAACCCTCTGCAAGAACACCCTAAACGACAAGGACGGTTACGACGGCATGATATTCAAGAGGTGGCTCGTGGACTACGAGAACCGCGGCTACAACATAGAATGGGAGGACTATATATGATACTTAACGTAATACATAAACTGATGGATATACTTTCCACGGTGCAGGGATGGGCGGCATACGCCCTACTCTTCTTCACCAACTTCATCGCAGGCTACGAGTTTGCAATCACCATGACAATAGTCGCCATTATCCTTGATGGTATATGGGGCATAGCGGCGGCATTGAAGCAAGGCAAGTTCACCCTTTCCGAGTTGGCTCGCAACACCTTGACGAAGATGTCGGTGTACGGCACGGCAATAATAGTGTTCATCGCCATTGACAAGCTTTCGCACATCAACGGAGGGCTGACAATTTCGCTCATCTGTGGAGTGATTATCCTCGTAGAGTTCTGGAGCATGAGCGCAAGCATGCTGATATGCTTTCCCAGCATGCCGTTCCTTCGCCTAATGCGCAAGGCACTCGTTGGGGAGATAGCGAGAAAGTTGGGAGTTTCGCCCGGCAAGGTCAGCGAGGTATTGGAGGAAATGTTGAAAGAAAAGAAACAGAAAGAGAAGAAGAAGAATCCCAAGGACGACGAAATCGAGTGTGGTGGAGCAGAACAAGCCGCCGCTTGGCTGTAAATTGAAAAGTTTTAAGGATATGAGAGAAATAAAGTACATAGCCGTCCATTGCACGGCAAGCTCGCAGCTCTGGGGCATTTCGGAGTTGGAGCATGAGTTTTACAAGGTGAAGCGTTGGCGGAACCCCGGCTACCACTACGTGGTTACCGCAGACGGCAAGATACACCAGATGCTGGCGGACGAGAAGATAGCCAACGGAGTGAAAGGGTACAACAGCGTGAGCATCCACGTGGCATACGTGGGAGGCGTTGACATCTCCAACAAGATCGCACCAGTAGACAACCGCACCGACGAGCAGAAGAAATCACTGCTCACACTGCTGAGAATATTGCGGAATAGATACCCCAAGGCAATCATCCAAGGACACCGAGACTTCCCGAAGGTAGCCAAGGCTTGCCCATCGTTTGACGCGAAGGAAGAATACAAAGATATATAAGGACATGAAGAAGATTATAGATAATAGTGTTTCAGTCATAATTAGTACTGTTTTCCTGCTCCTCGCGCTCGTATCGTGCAGGACGCACAAGAGCGTGGAGGGACAGGTTTTGAATACATCGACCGACTCGACGAGCATACACAAGATAGACAGCATATCGAGAGAGTTGAGGATAACGGTCAAGGACAGTACGGAGGTTAGGGATAGTATAGCCACAGAGTACATGATAGGAAAGTTCGACAGCGCGGCAGGCGTGAGGGTAGACACCTTGAAGCAGAGCCGATGGCACTACGAGAAGAAAGCCACCGACCGAGAGAAGGAGGGAAACAAGGCAGTGGCTACCATCAACGAGAAGAGCAGGGAGCAGACCTTGACAGCCGAAGAGGAAACTGAGCAGTCGAGCGGCAGTTGGAAGTGGGCTGTAATAGTCTTGTTAGTATTGGTAACAATCATAGCTTACACATACAAGAAGTTCTTTAACAAAAGTAAATAATATGGAAAAGCGACAACTATACGAAAAGACGGCGGACGGATACGTGCCGTTCGTGCCGAATATGGAAGGCTCGCTATACGGCAGGCATGTGGAGTTGCGCTACAAGAAGAGTCTGACCCAATCAACGCAGCCCACGGGGTTCGTTTCTAGCGAACGCACGGCAGGCACGGGATGGAGCACGATTCCCGAATCTATTGGTGACGATGAATCGCTGTGGATGACGCAAGCAACAATCGAAGGAGATGATACGCTCAACGGTACATGGAGTAGCCCGGTGAGGATTAGTGGAGTCAAGGGGGCAAAGGGTGCTGACGGTGCTGACGGTGTATCAATAGTACCCATAACTAACAGAACAGTCACAGTGTTCCTAATATCACCGACAGAGCCTAACGTGCCGAGCGGCGGCTCATGGAACAGCGAGACAAACGAGTTGGTGTTGCCGACAGGAGGGTGGAAACTCAACTACGACATAAGGCTATTGCCGAAAATATCAGCGTTACTACCGATATAGTATAAATGAACCAACGCTCCCACTTCTTCATGTATCACTTATCTGAAATTTCAATATTGTTTTTACCGAATACGAAGCGCACCACCTTGTCTTGCTTCTCCGTACCCATCTCAATGGTTAGGGTAGCACGCAGCTCTTTAGTGGTGTAATCCTTTGTATTACTAGAGTCCATGTCTTGAAAGTAATCGAAGAAATTACATTCAAGAACTTCACTAATACGGCACAGCAAATCGGTATCGATGCTATGCTTTTGAAACACTGTCTTTTCAATGTTCTGCCTAGCAATTCCCACACTTTCAGCGAATTTCGCTTTGGAGAGATGCTTTTCCTCTACTTGTTGGCGAACCATTTCGCCAAGATTAATCCTATTAATTTTCATAGTTCAAAGTTAGTGATTTTGTCGATTAGCTTATTTATCTGTTTATCCTTTTGCTCCAAAAGAGCGAGTAAGTTGTTTATCTGTTTATCCCTTTCTGAAAGAGAAGCAAGCAGACCTTTTATGATTTCACTGTCGTTGTGTATTCCAACATTACTATTGTTGTTGCCTTTGACATCCGTTTTATGTATATCCGAAGCATCAAGTATTGGAGCGGCGGCAGACTTGGCTCTGTGCATCGGCTCTTCGCCTGTTAACAGCCATTCGAGCCTTAAATTATAGGCTGTCGCTATTTTATTCAGTGCGCCTTTGGTAATGGGCATTTGCCCTTTAAGCATTTTATGAAAGCCGGAGGGGTCTATGCCTACTTTGATGGCAAAAGCAGAATACGACAAGAGGGCATCGTATTCTACAAATTCTTCAATGCGTTTAATTACACCCGAATTCTCCAT